AGATTTTAAGAAATTTTACAAGCAGAAGACAGAAGAAATAATACAACACTTTAAAAACAAACTACAAGATGAGTAAAGACACACACAAGACAAGACTGTTTAGCTACCTAGAGGAAAACAAAACAATTACCTCACTACAGTCAATAAGAGATTTAGGGAATACCAGGTTAGCAGCTACGATTTGTTCACTAAGGAAAGACGGATACGATATAGATTCTACATTCGTAGAAGTAGATAACAGATGGGGAACCAAAACTCACGTTGCTAAATACACTTATAATGAAGAAAGCTTTTTTAGTAAATCAAGAGTAGGAAGTATATGGGGGAATTTAACAGGTAAGTAATGGAAGGGGGGGAAGATTTAAGAAGTGAATGTTGTGGAGATATTATAAGAGAAGACTATATATGTTCTCTATGTTGGGAAGATGCAGAGTATGTAGAATGGTGGAGGTATGAAATGAATAAAATAGACCCAATAAATAGCTATGCACCTACACAAAAACAAATAGGTAGATGGTTAAGAAAGATTTGTAACTTAGACGCTATTGAAAACAACAATGAAATACAATAGATAATGCCATTTGAAAAAGGTAAATCAGGAAACCTTAACGGAAGACCTAAAGGGGTAAAGAACAAAGTAACTACTTCTACTAAGGAATTGTTTGATGCTATGATGGAGGGTAAGATGCAGTTTGTATCGGAAGCCTTAGATATACTACAGGAAGAAAATGCAGAGAAGTTCCTAAAGTGTTACACTAATTTATTACCGTTCTTTATGGCTAAACACTCTCAAACGGAAGTTACTATAAACGAACCAATCAATCCTCCTTCTTGGTTTAAGAATGATAAACCAGCCTAAGACATACTATGAGCTTTTAAACTGTGAAACAAGGGTAGCTGTTTTTCAAGGGGGGACTCGTTCAGGAAAAACGTGGTCAATTCTAAACTGTCTCATATCCTGGTGTTATCAATATAAAAATGCAGGCTTTGTAATTGACGTAGTACGTAAGAGCTTTCCGTCATTAAGGGCTTCAGTCTATAGAGACTTTATTACTATCCTAAACAACGAAGGGTGGTATAATGAGCGTAACCACAACAAGACTGAAAACACCTATAACTTATTTGGTAATACTTGGTGCTTTGTTTCAGCCGACCAGCCGCAAAAAATGAGGGGGGCTAAAAGAAATTTCGTTTTTTTAAATGAGGTCAACGAGCTAGACCTCGAAACTTACCGACAGATTTCATTAAGAACGACAGATAAAATAGTAATGGATTTTAACCCGTCTATGGAATTTCATTGGATTTACGATGAGGTAATACCAAGAGACGATTGTTCGTTTTTTAAATCTACCTACTTAGATAATCCATTCTTAAACGAAGACACAGTAAAAGAGATAGAACGTCTCAAAGAAACGGACGAAGACTATTGGAGGATATACGGATTAGGTGAGAGGGGTAAGAGTAGGGCAACGATATTCAATACTCACATATACACAGAACTTCCTGAACGTGCTAAATTTGTAGCTTGGGGAATTGACTGGGGGTTTAGTGCTGACCCTACCGCTTTAGTCAAGATGTGGATTAGAGACAATGAATTGTACATAGAAGAATTTCTTTATACAGGTGGCCTAACCAACATAGATATTATGGCTAAGTTTCGTGAGATAGGAATAACGAGAGGGGAAGAAATTATAGCTGACTCAGCAGAACCTAAAGCAATACACGAAATACATAGGGGGGATGAACAAGGTAGCTTTAATATCAAACCTGCTAAAAAGGGTGCTGACTCAATTCGCATAGGTATAGATTTGCTTAAGCGGTATAAGATTCATGTTAAGGATACAAGTCTAAACGTGCAAAAGGAGTTTAGAAACTACAAGTGGAAACAAGATAAAAATTTAAAGACCTTACCAATTCCTATAGATTCTTGGAATCATTCAATAGATGCGGTGAGGTATATTTGCTTAAATAAGCTACTCAGAAAAAAAGGAACTTACGTAATACAATGAAGATAATACTACCCGATAACTACAGCGAAATTAAAGTTGGTCAATACATGTCTCTATGGGATATGTATGAAAAACAAACAGATGCTTTTGTAGCTCAAAGACAATGTATAGAATTGTTAGCTGGGTTAAAACCTGACTCCTTAAAAAATGCTACATGGGAAAGTATAGAGCAAGCGTCTACAAATCTTAATTGGTTAATTAGCGAACCCGACCCCTTTACATTAAAACTTCCTTTAGTAAGAAGGTTTGAATTAGAAGGGAAGCAATATGGGTTTATTCCTGATATGAGTAAACTAACAGTAGGGGAATATGCTGACTTAGAAACCCTATGTAAAGACGGGGTGTTTGATGTTTTAAACAAACTATGTTCTATACTCTTTAGGGAAGTGACTAGTGAGAAGCTAGATAAATATAACATTAAGGTTTACGACCCAAGCCCTGATAGAGAAGAAGCAATGAAAAACCTTCAAATGGATATAGCAGTTGGAGCAGTGGTTTTTTTTTGCAACACCGCAAAGGAATTAATTTTCACTACGGAACGCTATTTACAAAACATGGAGACAGCGAAGGAGACATAATTCACGATAAGTGGGGGTGGTATGGAATCATGTACCAACTAGCACAAGGAGATATTTTACAAATGGATGCCGTACAAAGTATATATATAGAACAAGCTCTTACTTTCATGGCTTATGAGAAGGACTTAAATCTTAAAGACAAACTAAAAATCTAATGCAAACAGTAGTCGATATTAACAACACGCTTAAAAACATAGTTGAAGAACATAAGCAGTTAAAAAGTTTTCATACGTTTAGTATAGACGAATTAGATATGGATAAGCTCAATGTGAATAAATATCCTTTGCTTTATGGTCAAGTTTCTTCTGCTGAATTAGATGCTAGTGTAACGGTTTTTACCTATGAAATTATAGTAGCTGACTTAGTGATAGAAAAACAGCAAGAACTACTAACCCAGGTTTATGCGGAAACCTTTTTAATCCTTCAGGACGTAGCAGCAAAATTTAGGTTCGCGGTTTACGATGGTAATACAACCGTAGATAGTATGTGGAACTTTGACCTACCTTTAATTTGTGACCCATTCACAGCTCGGTTCGATAATCTTTTAACGGGCTGGTCAACTTCGTTTGAGATTAGAATACCTAATGTAATTAACCTTTGTGATGCTCCGTTCTAAAAAAGGGATAAGTTTAAAGTTAATAGTAGAAGGTGAAGTAATTTACCTTTATCTAAACAACTTGGCTAAAGCCTTAAACCGTATAGGAAAAAGGGTAGTAGCAAATGCAAGGAAAGTCTTAAAGCAACAAGATAAAGTTGTAACAGGAAACCTAAGTAAATCTTTGTACTACACTATAGAAGGGACAGATGAAGGGATAGAGCTTTTATTTGAAGGTCACGCCCCTTATTGGGATTTTGTAGAGCAAGGGGTAAAGGGGAAAATTTCAGCAGCAAAAGCTCCTAATAGTCCTTTTAGATTTGGGTCGGGTAACTTTAAAGGTCAAGGGACGTTAAAGGGAGGAATCAACAGGTGGGTCATTCAGAAGCCCATTAAGGGCATAAGAGATAGTAAAGGTAGATTTACTCCAAGAAAGCAAATGGTGAGTGCTATAAGCTCTGAAATATATAATTATGGAATAGAACCTTCTAACTTTTATTCTATAGCTTTAGACCAGGGGTACAAAAAAAGCAAGCAATTAATAGCAAGAGCTATAGGATTAGACGTTTCTGACTTCGTAGAAGAAAATATGACAGGAGTTTACAATATTTCAATAACAATATAATGGCTTATACATTAGAACAATCTACTACAGGAGTTCAGGGAGTAGCTGACGAACTTATATATGTAGTAAAAGATGACACTAACACAGGAGAATTAAACTACAGGTACATATGTGTTATATTAGTTGGAGCAACAGAGTTACTTAGGCTAAAGCAATTACCTAATAATGCTGCTGCTGCTGTGTTTAACATTCAGTCTATAGTATCTAATTACGTACAGCAAGACGAATCACCTTACAGATTAGGTCTTTTTGATTTAGATGGAGACTTTATCACAACAACAATTTTTGCTACAAATACAGATGCTCTTAAAACAATAACAGTTCGCTTTGGTTATGAATTTTCAATAGCAGCAGGTGACGCTCCAACCACTGTTTTATTTCCTTTATTAGATGCAGACGTTATTTGTTTAAATGGAAACTTCTTACAAAGCACACAAATTGCTCCTAATATAAACGCAGCTTCAGATTATAAACTTGCTTCAGCAAGCAGGTTGTTTTTATCAGATGTAAATAATACAAACTTAGAACAAGATGTATTATATGGTTCTCCTACTCAAACTCAATGGATGGCTTTCGCGTTTTTAAATGGAGACGATGTGGGTTCAACGGGAAGTGGCTATTTACACTTCTCTTATTTTAATGGAGCTACAGCATTAAATACGGGGTACATACAAAATTACCCTACAACGGGGGGAGTTGTCCCCACGACAGGTTTAATTGACGCTCAAAGTTTATTGTATGTAGGAGTAGGAACAGCGAACCTAAAAAACCAAGTAATAAACACAAACCTACAACCGTCAGATTCAGGCAACGTAGGGTGGACTCACTACCTTGTACAATGGTCTTCAGCTATTACTTTATCAGGTAACGAAACTTCCACAAGCTATAAATTCAATAGGGTTACTTGTGGCAAGTATATTACAGACGAACAGACGTTTAGTCTTCATTGGTGGAATAGCAAAGGAGGGGTAGATAATCTATTAGTGACAGGAAAAGTAATGGAGTCACAAGAAATGGATAAAAAAGACTATAGGACTTCAGGGGGTAATAGTTTTAGCGCGAACGGAACGGGAACAGAATATAAACGCCAACCCTGGCAAGGAGGGAAAAAAAGCACTAACGTTTTAACTACTACTTCTTTACAACTAACTACACAAGGAGGAACACCTGACAATTTAACTCCATTAATTAAATCACTATTAAATAGTGAAAAAGTATATTTATCGGGTAAGAGTTTTTGGGGAAACAATAGTGACGTAGCAACTTCGGGAATTGTACAAGCGTATATAAAAGACAAAAATTTAGAGGTCTTAACTAATATAAATGAAGGAGCTATAAGTTATAAAATCGGGGTAGAAATAAGTCGAAGACGAGCAAACGTATAATGGTACAGCTAGTAGCATATAAACAAGGTAGTTCAACTCAATTTGAGTTAGACATTCCCGAATCTTCTATTGAATTAAACTTTCAATATATAGACTTAAACGACCCTATGAGTAGAAGAAGTCCCTACTCTTTTCGTTTCAACCTTCCGTTAAGCAAAACCAATAATAAATTCTTTTCTGTTTATTTTAATGCCAACACTTCAAACGGGACGTTTAACGCAATGAAAGATACCGAGTGTTTAATATTAAGCGACAGTATTTTGCTTATGCAGGGAACACTACAAATGCACTCGGTTTCTAAAGGAGGATATGAAGTTAGTGTAATTGAACAAGTGGCTCAAGTCTTTAGTTCAATAAAGGGAATAACTTGGGAAGAACTATTTACTACTTCAGCTGGAACGGTAGACACAGATTTAGACCACGCATTATCTTGGGATAACGTAAGGGATTCTTGGGACGTAACGAATGACATAACTACGGGTTCGGTTGGTGCTGGGGTTGTAGTGTACCCATTAGCAGATGGGGGGCAAGACACTTCTTTAAACACTTGGGCATTGAACGCAGCAACGGGTTTCTATTACAATGCAGGACTTGGTATGCAAGAAGGCCAGCTTGGAGTTGAAAACTTAAAACCTGCAATTAGGATAGCTTACTTAGTAAAGTATATATTTAATAAAGCAGGGTTTTCTATTTCTAGCACGTTTCTAAATTCAGTTGACGTTCAAAAGATGTATATGTTTTTAGCTTTAGAAACGCCAAGAGTAACAGGAAGGGCAAATTATGGTTTTAAAGTAGGGTTAGAAAATGACTTTATAATACCTACAACCCTAGCTAGCCCGTGGATTCCTTTGGCTTTCCTTGAAGAATCTATTTCACCTTTTTATGACCCTGATGGATTAATTACTAATGGAGCTTTTATAGCTCCTTATGATGGGCTTTTTACTCTTATGACTAACCTTGTAGTATATTCAGCAGGAAGTTCAGGAGTTTATTTAGTAGGAACAAGAATTACTATAAACGGACAATCTGGTAGTTTTGACACAAGTAACCAAGTGTCTTACGGGGTAACTTCTATAGTTTCTGACATGCAAACCCTACAGCTAGAATCAGGGGATTCAGTAGCTGTTTATGTTTCTTCTACTAATACATATACCCCTACTCAAATAAAAGCATTAGGCACACAAACCGCAACATTTTTTGAGTTAGTATCTTTTACTACTACAGCTAGCTTTGTAGATATGGCTCAAAACTTCCCTGACATAAGAGTAGATGAGTGGTTTAAAGCAATAGTTCAAAGGTTTAACCTTGTTATAATTAGCGACCAAACAACGCCTGGGGTAATAAAAATCGAACCCTGGTCAGACTATTGGTTAGAGGGTACGGTAAATAAAGATTGGACGGATATAGTAGACCAAGATTCTATAAGTATAAAACCGACTTTAGAGTTTCAAAAGAAGACTTATGAATTTACAGATGCAGAAGGTTCAAACTTTGGAAACTTGTGGTGGCAAACAAACTTTAATTGGATAAAAGGAAAATACACTTATATAAACCTTAATGACTTTGTAACGGAAGAAGAAACAACAGACCAGGTTTTCCAGCCTTACAAAAATAGAAAGCTATTCCCTAACGTAGCAAACACAGGAGAAAGTCAACTACCTAATGTATTGCTTCCTGCGTTTTGGGATTTTGGCGAACCTACAGGAAGTTTTGACTACCCTAAAAAGTGGGTTGCAAACAAACCTGTTATAGCCTACTACAATGGATTGCAAGACATAGGCAACGGGGCAACCTTCAACTATGGAGGAACACTCTATACGACCTATCCATATTTTGCTGAGTGGAACACAGTGGGAGTAACCACAGCTACTAAAAGTTTACAATGGGGGTATGATTACCCCGATAATTTTAACGCCCCTTTTATTAGTGGTGGAATATCAGGAGGTTCTACCTTGAACTTTTGCTTCTATACTTATTGGTCACAGCTGTTTAACGAGATTTACAGCGAAGGCTCAAGAGTTATGACTTGTAAAGTTGACCTAAGTTATACAGATATATATGATTTAAAATTTAATGACAATCTATATTTAGATGGTTGTTTTTGGAAACTCCTTAGTATAGATAATTTTACTTTGGGAAGTAATTCTTTGGCTAATGTTAAGTTAATCAAAGTAATAAATAAACCAATAGGTAGGATTTCTACAGGCTGTAACCAAAAACCCTCAGCTTTTAATACAGATGGAACGGTAAGTTTTGTCAATGCAGAAACAGGAGTACCAGAAGCAGCAAATAAAGAATGTTGTGTGTTAAATGGTTATATGTGGGACACTACTAGAAATAAGTGTTTTTACAAATCACCTGGAGGTGGTGGCGGAGGTGGAGGAGGAGGAGGAGGAGGAGGAGGAGGAGGCGGCGGTGGCGGCGGTGGTGGCGGTGGCGGTGGTAATGGAGGCGGAGGAAAAGGGGATGTAAAACCTG